CGTGAAGTTACCAAGACGGGTACGATTAGGACCGCTTTTGTAAGCTTCTGCACCCGAAGCGCCATCGGCATTTGAGCCAGTTGCGTCCGGAGTTGCGTAGTCAGCACCTTCGATCAAGCGGCTGTTGCCAGGAGCTTCGAGGGTGTCAGTTTGCCACTCGTGATATACGGCAGTCGCTTTGGACTTACCAATCGAAGAGGTAAACGGGGTTTCGTCACGAGTAATCATGCTAATGAAGTTAGCCAGATCCTCGCGCTCAGATACGCTTGAGCTGGACGTGCCAGAGGCTACGTTCGCAGTCGAGCGAGTTGCATAAGGGTTAGTTGCCATTTTAAATCACCTGATTTTTATTGATTTAGAGATTTTGAGGCGTAGTTACGGAGAAAAGCCATTTGGTCATCTTGTGACGCTCCTTCTCGGAACGCACGAGCTTTCATCATTTTATCAGCATCCTGTTGTTTTTGTTGAGCTGGTTTAGCTTTTTTAACAGGGGCTTTCTTAACGACAGATTTGGCTCGTTTCTTAGCACCAGTTTTGACACCATTCTTTAATTTACGGTAGTCATCTAGCGCTTTAACAATTGACACATCAGCCACGGTTGCCATGAATTCTTCAGACAAACCAATTTCACTACCAAATCCCCGAAGTTCTTCTGCATACTTTTCGTCGTATCCAGGAATCACTTCTTCGATTTCAGTAAAGAATTGTTCTACCTTAGTATTCCATTCTTGGGCTTCAGCAGTTTGCTTTTGCTCAAGGGTTTGTTGTACAACCGCTTCACGGCGATTGCGAGCTTCCCAGTAGGCTTGTTGTGCTTGTTCACGTTTATCTTTAAGCTCAGTAAGTTCGTAGGTATTACCTTCTTCCCTTGCCTTAGCAATCTCGGCATCGAGATTATGATATTGTTGTGCAAGCTCTTGCTCATTTGAAGCAAGCATACCATTAACAGCCTCAGTGAGACTTACTAGTTCACCAAGACGTTGTTCTCGCTCGGCTTCGATTTCTTTCCGTGCTTCGCCTAGTTCGCGACCCTTCTTTGAAAGATGTTGTTCCGTAGCATATCCCTTGCGAAGTTCGGCAAGTGATACGAGGGATTGTTCACCATCAATGGTTACGGGAACATGAATATCCCAATCAACTTCGTCTTCTTCGTAGGCAGTAACTTCGTCGGTAGCGTCCTCATCGGAGGCATCTTCGTCATTACTTTCTTCTTCAGACTCTTCATCAATCTCTTCTTCATCATCATTCACTGACTCGTCTTCATCCATTGGGTCTTCTGAATCCAACTCGTCAGGATCGCCTTCATACTCCATCTCATCATCGGGTAGAGATTCTAGTTGAGGTACATCGTCTTCCTCTAGGAATTCGGTGTTAGCTAGAATGTCAGCCAAGATGTCATCTTCAGTGCGATCTGTGTTAACCTCAGTAGAAGTGGCATCCTCTTCGAGGGTAGCGACTTCGTTTACTTCAGTTTCATCCATTATTTCTTATCTCCTTTTGCTTTGGCGGGTGCTTTCGAGGGTACAGCCGCTTTAGCTTCTAAATAATCACGAATAATAATCATATTGCTCAACGTATTAATAGTGTCCAGAATTCGTACTGGATGTTGTGCAATCATTTTAATATCGCGTTCGATAGCTGCATTTAATGCAACTAGAGCTTTTTCTTCATGCTCATTCATTAGTTATTGTCCTCTGTAATGTGTGGAATGTTCTTCCCATAAGTTTCAATAGCGATTAATTTTTCTTTTAAAGAGCCTAACCCCATAGCTGTGCTATATAAAAATTCACGACTCTTAGATTCGTGAGGATCAGTTTTAAGCCATTCGATAAAAAGATCTACTAAGACTTCTCCGTAAGCATCGTTAAAGAAGTTATCACGTTCCCGCGAAGAAAACTCTGCATTAACCAGAGCTTCCTTTGCGAGTACGTCGGGATGAACTTTACCAGTCAGCTTCTTCTCAGCTGTCTTTTTGTACTTGTCCATTTATATTTGTCCTTGTGCCATCATCTCAGCCATCATAGCTTCTTCTTCTTCAGAAGGAACAGCAGACGCTGGGGAGACGGGTAATTGATTAGACATGGCCTGGATGCCCGTCATAGCGAGTTGGAATAACTCTTCAAAGTCGGGGCGGGGTGGTAGAGACATGCCATCTTTAGCAGCTTCCAAAGCAAGTTTAGACCATTCTTGGTTAGACTTATCAAGGGCTACTGCTAGTTGTTTAGTGTTATCTTGCAAAGAGTTATCTGCTTGAACTTGTGTATAACGAACATTAGCTTCGTTCAAGGCCATTTGAGTAGCTTGCATTTGTTGTTGCATCTGCTGCTCTACCTGAGCCTGCTGTTGTTGTTCGGCCATAGCGGCTTGGGCTTGTTCTTGGAACGCCGGATCTTCGTAGTTCTGAAGATACTTCGTAGGATCAAGTCCCATAGCTTGAATAGCTTCGTAAGCAAGCGCCAAACCAGCTTCGGGTTTAACAGCCATTCCTTGTCCCGCTGCTTGTAGCGCGGGGAGAATTTGTTGTCCGATGTTCGTAACTTTTTGGAGACGCGATTCATTGCTATTTTCTCCAACATTAATATTTACTTCAACATCCATTGTTTCTGGAAGTTTAGAAACATCAACCATGTTGTATACACCTGTAGAAGTCGGTGTGCTATACAAAGTTTCTTTCATATTCTGTCGCATTAAATGGTAGACACCAAGTATACAACGCTTAAAGCCAGTCTCAGCAAATCGGCGTACAATGTGTTGAATACGCTTTTGAGCTGCTGATTGTACTTGAGATACTTTTTGTTCACTATTACCTGATACATAAAGAGTGTCGTTAAGCCCTTGTGCAGCTTTTGACATGCCTGTTGCTTGTTCTTTATGGAGTTGTAAAAATTCAAGGAGCGGCACAGTACCCGCAGACATAGCTTCGGGGGGCATAGCAGAAACCGCTGCAGCTGGGTTGCCGTTAGTAGCAATCAACTGTTTAGGTTTCATATTTTGGAGTGCGCTAAAATCGACAACATTCGGGTCAGCCAGCTTCGGAGAGTAGTTAGTAAGATAAGTATTCTCCACGAATCCCCGTAGGATAGCTGTGCTTGCCAGAGTTGACGATCGAACCATATCAGCCATTGAAAGACCATAGAATTCATGTGGTACTTCGAAGGGGCTAATAGCGGCCAGCGGAACCATGTCAATATCTTCTTCATATAAAATATGAGTTCCAACAGTAATAACGTGTTTAAGTTCAGCTACACCATCCCCATCACGATCTACTCGTAACCAAGATTCCGTAACAGCTACTTCAGTGTTAGCTTCAGTACCAAAGAGATCGCCTACATTAGGCTCATCCCAATATTCTTGACCAGTAACTTCTTTGCGTACCGAGCGTTCTTCGCTATACACATCGAATTGTTGCCCAATAGAAGAACCAAGACGATCCCAGTCTTCTACATTATCAGCAACATCCGGCCATTGTTTTCTAATTTCGGAGCGGGTCATATCCCGTTGAATAGCAATAAAGCTTGCATCCTCAATTGAAGACGCATCCCGATCAATACGAAAATCTTCCGGTGGAACTACTTCTAGTTTAACACCAGACTTATCAACTTTACGTTTAATACGAACATCTTTATAAACAGCTTCTTCAAGGTTAAAATCATTTTCGATCATAAGATCGCCAACAATTTCTACATTATCATCTGCTAAAAGTTCGTCAAGTGCGACCTGGTTGATACTCTCGTATTCTTCAAAACGGTATTCATACTCTTCACAATAATCCCAACGAATAACCGCAGTCTTCCAAAGGAGAGCCGATTTAACCCACGTATTAAAAATACGCCAGCCATCGTTCTTTTTGAAGATGCAATAATTAACTACGTCGGAAGCTTGCTGCGACGACATAAGCGCTGCAGGGCTTGTAGAGTACGGAAGGAAACGTGCTAGCTTCTGGTTCTCAAACATAAGTTCTGAGATAATAGAGCTATACGCTTCAATAACTTCGGTAGTATCTGAAGCAACAATGCTTGATACTCCTTGAGGTGAAAGATGGTCTTTAGCAAGACCAGCATACTCGTAAGTAGCTTTAATTCTTTCCCTAGTAAGATCGGATGAGCTAAGGAAGTGACCTACACTGTGCATCACACCTGAGTCAATCATGTTGACCAGTTGATCGTCAGTAATAGCTTCCTGATAGCCCCTTGCTTTTTGTGCCATATCAATGACTCCTATCAATCTATCTAAATGAGGGTTTTACTCTCCACTCGATGACCCTCAACGAGCGAGGACAATGGAGATTACTGCGGCTTCTCTCCGCGAATGTTTAAGTTAACATTCTTAGCGGGGCGAGCCTTGTCTTCTTTAGTCCGTTTAATTGGACTATTCATAATTTTGTTTAACTGCTTCTGTTCTGACGCAGTTACTTTTCCTAAGTAAGGTTTACTCATTTTAATTTACCTCCATGGCGAACCATTAGACCAGCATACTAAAGAATATCGAATTCCTGTTTGTACGGGAGTTACTCTATGTCTTAAGTAGGAAGGAAAAAATATTGCATCTCCCGCCTCTTTAAAGTTAACTGGTTGGTCTTGATGATCTAATTCTAATGTACCACCTGTGTATTCCGTAATATCATTAAGAAGAATAACCATGGAAAGTTTTCTTAATTGTTTATTTGTAGATTGGTGTAAAACATCTTCATGCCAATCATAAAAAGCTTTTGTTTCACTTTTGTAAACACCAAATTGAGGTGCTTCATTATACGATAAATCGTAATTA